CTGATCCGATAAGTTTTTCTTTAAATCGCAATTCAGAATTATGGGTTGGTAATCTATTATCTCAAGATTTAAGTGGTTTAATAACAATCGATGCTTCATTTGGAGGCATTTCTAATAGTTTTTATTATCCACCTGATGCAAATTCTAGTACATTTTATCCAATTGCTAATCACAATATTGAATATGGAGGGATATATGTGGATCCATGTTACAATGTATTTTACGGTGATAAAGTTGATGATGATAATAATAGTAATAATAGATATTTTATAAATAAACGGGTATGTTCAACTAATAATTATAATCATGTGAAATTTATTAATTTATCCAAAGCCGAAAGGCTTCGGTTGGGTAGTAGAGCATTCCAATTTTCCAACGCATTAATAGGAAAATTATATATTAAGGCTTCAAATTTATCATTAAATTGTGATAAAAAATGGCTACTAGACTTAAGTAGTGGTCGAGCGATTTTTTAATATTGATATAATGCTGTTACTGTTAAAGTAAAAGACCAATTACCACCATTTAAATTAACAGTATTTCCTTTATCATCAACTAATCTTACTTTCATACGCTCAATATCAACTGGTCCGAAATAAACTCTTTTGGCCTCATCTAAATTAAAATCATCAATAATTTGTTTTCCTGGTGTTAAGTTATTTACTAATCTTAATGGTAATAAAGCTAGTACGTCAGTAGTAGTAGGAGATGTGACAAATTTTTTTGTTGTTTGAGTTCTAGCTAATGTAGTTTCATTCAATGTATATAACTGAGCTTGTGTTAATTTTCTAGGAGCATTTTGAAGATATGTTGCAGTTTTAGTAGAACTAAATGGTGGAGTCGAAACACTACATTTAAGACCAGAATTCCAATATGAAGGTATTTCTGCATATTTTTCTGTTCTTGCAATACCTACTAATCCTTTATTAAGGTGATTTTGATTGAAATCATCTAATACTAATAATAAATATTTTGGTCCAAATGTATCCATTAATGCTTCCGATGTTAATGTTCCACTTGGGCCAACCGTATATATTAATTGACCATATAATGGGTCATCCTGGATGATTGGAGGAGAAGTATTACCTCTAAATCCGAGTATCCATCCCAGATTATTATTAAATTTTTGCTGTGCTTTACATGCGGAGGGACATACTTTTTCCCCAGATGGATCGAAAAAAGTAAATGTATGTGTAGTGCTGTCGTTATTTTTGATTGTTGTTTTGCCTGTAATTGGATTTTGTTTAATATCGTACATAGATTTGAATACGGAATTACCTGATAATTCCATAATAAGAGATTCGTCAGTATAATTTCCTGAAGAGATAGAAACCGCACTATTATCTATATAAAAACAGTTATTGGCTTGATAAGATGCGTCTATCAAATACCATGTATATGGGATTTGAAAAGATGTTACTTCAATACTTATAGTATTATGAAGAATGTCCGTGAGATCTAATGTAAAATTAGTAGAAGATGTTGCCCCATCAGGATCAGGATTATATGGTATAATATTTTCTCGAAATTGACTATCAATATTAACAAGTCGTGTAGTAGTATTTTTAAGATTTGGATTAATAGTTCCTTGAGCAACAGGGACCTGAAAATCATTACTAACCCCTAATTGATTTTTACTCATAACAAATTTACCATCTTGTTCAAATATATTTACTTGTTGAGTTCTATCTGTAACTTTATTAGATTGATTTGGATCAGTATCAGATTGCGATTTATATTGATTATTCCATAAATTGCCTAATTGAGCTGATTCGTCATATTGAATATTTGTATTTTCATTATCAGAATCGCCATCTAAATCTTCAATTAGTGTATTTTGAACTTGTTGAAAAAAATTGGCTAAATCATAATTGTCTTCAGTTGTATATCGGTTTATAAGAGGTGTAGATGCAGTCATAATATCCTGATAAGTTACATCGTCACTATCGGATAAATCTAAAATAGATAATAAGTCATCTTGTGTATAATTATCAACATTTAAATCAATATTTTGTGAGTCCATTAGATATATATATTTATTAGTTTTAAATATAAATTAGGTTACTTTTAAATAATTATGTGGTAATATATTTTTCAAACATATTATCAAAACATTTTACAAAATCAAATCCATGTTTATTATTTAGAATCCATTCAGACAATTGTGTAATACCTTGGGCTCGTTTGCAATGTCTTTCACCTTTAAATAGAAGTTGTTCAAGAACATTCAATACTTTTTTATTATAATTATCATTTATTCTAGATGAATCTATTCTATAATTTCCTTTATATATGTAACGATTGTAATCCATATCGTTATATATTCGATAATTTTTATCAACTAATATTCTGTTATTTACAATACCAATTCCTTCTATTTTATTAGTTTGATTATTCATTTCAATTACATATACATTAGACTCCAATGGTATATTTGATTTCATTTTTATGGGAGTTCCGTATATACATCCGTTTATATTAGTCCTTTGTGTATAACTCTTGTTTTGATTAATAGTATCATTATTAAATCGTGTAGTAGTAATTGTTTTACTTTTCATATGTTTTTTTAAAAAATAAATAAATGATAAAATGAAATCAATTTTATTGATAAATAAATCTGATATATAATATAGGACTTACACTTATAAAATATGCTAAAACAACCATTAATGTGCCCCAATATCTACTCTCTTTATCTAGCGGATAATTAAAAAATATTAAATATGGATCAATAATATTAATAAAATTTTTTTTATTTAATTTATATTCTAAATGTGTTATAAAACATCCTTGTAAATAAATGTATAGAAACATAAATCCAAATAAAATACAAAAAACAACATAAGTAAGTGATAATGGTGCAAATACATAAATGAAATATGTCATAAATGGAAAAGTGAAATGCAATGATTTTATCATAAATGCTAGAATTTTTTTAGAATATTTTGTTTTAATCAAAATATTGTGTATATATTCAACAATATTTCTTCTTATTCCTTTTCTGTATTCAACATTCAATAACTTATTCATTAATGTATTTGATCAATATTTAAATGCATTAATAACGAAACTTACTATTATTAGTGCCTTTTTTTTAGTGCTCTTTTCAATGCAATTATTATCCTAATAATATATCTTTTACCATTTGTATATCTTCCTTGAATGTTACGCCACACCATCTTGAATCCGTTTTCAATAAATCTAATTGTATCTTATTTGACCTCATTAATTTATTTATAAAATCAGGCAACATCGCTTCTAGACCATAATCGTCTCGATAAGAGTCTTTAAATTCAATTACCAATTTATCTATTTCTGTTATTACATCTGTGTTTAATATGAATAAATTTACACTCACATATTGATTATATAATTCACTTTCATTGTAATACCCCTTTTCAATATTTAATTTCTCACAAATACTCTGTATATTACCATCCCTACCTGTAGATATAAAACCTCTATTCGCTTTATGACCATTCATTAATGTGTTTATTAATTTATATCCTATTAAATAATTCTTTGAATTATTACATTCTAAATTTATTGTTTCAAATGTTCTTTCTCCATAAAGATCATCACTATTTAATAATATAAACCTTCCATCCATATATCCTGATGCTGATGCTAATGCATCTGCTGTACCCCATGGATGCTCTTGAATATTATATGTTATTTTTGTATCTATTTCGTGTTTTTCACATACTCTTTTTAACTCACTAACAATCTTCTCATATGTTTTTATATTACATATAAGATGTATTTGAGTTGGTGCTATATACTTTTTCATTTGTATTATGTTCATTTCTAAAATTGTTTCCTTTCTTGGTCCTACTTGACATAATATTTTTGGACTACCTCCAAATCTTGATGATAATCCAGCAGCCATAAATAATATACCTATTTCCATAATATATAATATATCTTGTTACTTTTAAATAAAAAATTTATATTTTATTGTATAATATCTCTCTATATCCGCCTTCTCATTCTCATTGTGTTAATTAAAATTGAAGTATTTCTAAGTAGATATAGTATTGCATCAACATACTAGAAATTGTCATTATAATATGAAACGGGAATCAAAACATAACAATTATACTGGTGGAACCATGAGATATGTTGGTAATATGAAGTATTGTACGAGAGGACTAGTCGAAGTCTATCGCAGAGGAAAATTATACACATATAAGAACAACCATCTGCAGCATTGTCTCAAATGTGGAGGGTCGAAATTTTCTTGCAAAGGCCTACCACATGAGGCCAACCAATATGGTAATAAGAAATGGATGCCACAAAACAAAAAACTATTCTTTACATACTCTGAATATTAGTTAAAAAATTTATATTTTATTTTATAATATCTCTCTATAAACTCCTTCTCTTCCTTAGTTATATCTAGTAATTCATATATGCATTTTTTATTTAGTATATTTTCTGGTATATTAGAAAAATCAGGTATGAAATCAAAAACATACTTCTCCAAGTATCTCATTCTATATCTTGTAGTCTCAAATAGAAATAATATTAACTCGGTAGAGAGAAATTCTTTAATTATTTTTAATTCATATAAAGATTTATTTTTTATTATATAATTATCTCTCGTACTAATACCATACTCACCATCTTCATCTATATATGCAAATCCATACATTTTATGAGCCATAATCAATTTACACTCTCCATGGTACATCAAAGGTTCATTACTATAGTTTATTTCCAGATATGGTTCTTTCTCTGCATTTAGTTTCGTTGTTTTTATGTTTTTAAATGGAAAGTATTGAGAGAAATTACTATTTATTTGTACATTCTTTTTGGGCATATTTGTTTTTATTATTTTTAAATTTCCATATAGTTTTGTTAGTTTTAGAAATTTATTTACTATAGATACAAAGCATAATGGTATTGGTATTTTATTTTTCAATGGAAAGTATTCATAATCCTTTTTTACTTCATCGTATAATTCAATAGTTCCTTCATTTTCTCTCTTTGTTAATAAAAAATAACATATTGGTGTCTGTACATGAAATCCAAATATTTTATTTGTTTCATTAGCATTTAAAGTATGCAATTTTTCTATTTTATAATTTAATAACATATCATACATTCCTGCTTTATCAGGTTTCATCCATATAGAAGGAATTAATATATTCATAATCCCCTCATTTTTTAAGAGAGAAATGTTTTTTTTAACAAATTCACACCATATTGTTTTACCATCCTCCTTTTTATTTATATTATTTTTTGTAGGAACTTTTTTAACACCATTGAAATTATAAGGCGGATTACCTATAATAAAATCAAATCTTATGTTAGTTTTCCATTCTAAATAATTGGTTTCTATTATATTTGCATTATCACCGAATTTCTCTCTAAGAAAAGGTATATTATCATTATTTAATTCAACCATATAAATCATATTATCAATTATATGTTTTTTTCTCTCTTCGTCCTTTGGAATTGATTCTTTGAGAGATTGAAATAAAATAAAAAATAAACAAATACTATAATTTCCATGCCCCGCCCCTGCATCTAACCATTTTAGATCCTTATTTTTAAAATATTCTTCTGGTATTATCATTAACATTCTATTGATAAAGAAAAATGGAGTATTCACTTCTCCATATTTATCCTTTAAATCAGGATTATAATCTAGATACTGAGAGAAAATATCTTCTAAAATAGTATTTTCATTAATATTAATCACTGACATTAATATTAATTTATTTTTTTTAATAATAGTTTTAACTACATCACTTCTTTTTAATCATATCTTCATATTTACTATGATTGTTATTTCCACAAGGACCACAATGGTCTTCATTTGCTAAATCTATACGACGATCCATTTGCTTTCTATTATCTAGATAAACCCATCTACCTAATACTTTTGGAGGATCTTTTCTTAGAAAAGAAACATATTGTTGAATGTGTCTAACTATGGGCTGATATAAATGTTTGAATTGTGTTCGTGTAAAAGGCATCTTATATTAATTATTATAATATTTAATATTTAATATATTTAAATCGATTTTATTTCTTAGATTTCTTAGATTTCTTAGATTTCTTAGATTTCTTAGATTTCTTAGATTTTCTAATGCCCTTATGATTTTGTTTTCGTGTAAATTTATTGGATGATAATAATTTACCAGATATATTTGATTGTTGTTTAATAATTAATTCTACTATATTTTGATAAAAACTCCTGAATTCCTTTTTCTTGTCTTTTAATTCATCATAAGAAAACCATTTAATTTTAGCCTTTTCCAATAAACCATTATCCTTTTTATGTTTAACATGAGGTAAGTATCTAGAAAAAAATTCATAATTATTTTTATAATAAGTAGGAAGATTTTCATCAAAATCCATTTTAAATATAAATGTGGTATATTCCTTGAATTTAATGGTTACAATTTTATTTTGTTTTACTCGTTTTCTAAGTTGTTCTGCAGATCCTAAGAATCCATTAATCTCCTCAGAACCTTCTCTTAATGCAGTATCGAAATGAGTTTCACCTTCTTCATGTCCTCCACCGAAATCAGCCCATCCAGGCGTATCATCTAATTCATTTTCCTTTCCAAATAAAAAATAAATTTTATCATTTTTTATTGCTACGGGTAATATACCTCCTCCCATTATACTATATTTATATTTTTTTATGCATTTCCACAAATATTTTGAGTCATCCACCTTTTAAGTTCTTCAGTTCTATTTTTTTTGTAAGATGAATTTTCTTCACCAATGAGAATGCTATAACTATCCTCTGGACCACCAAGCTCAACATCATAATATGTTTCATCATCATCATGATTA